GAAGCTGAAAACCCTTTAACTTCTCTTGGTACAATTATAGAAGGTTTAGCGTCTATTAAACGTACTAACGATAATAGAAAGAAAGCTGAGGAGCCAACTGAAACTAAATCTGGTGATAATGTAGCTGAAAAAGATCATGAATTTTACAGTAAAATAACTGGTAATTTTTATAACTTCGATGAAACTGATGCAGGTTTAAAACGGAATTACTATCTTGAACAACTAGATACTGAAGATCCTAAACAACGTGTTATGCAACATAACGGAGCAGTTAATCTTACTAACGCAAGTATAGGTGAAGAAAAGACTAGTTACCAGATAATGCTTAAAAAAGAAAATGCTAAAGCAGAAGCTAGGAATAAATGGTTACAAAAAACATCTAATTCCCCTGCAGCTAAAGCGTTTGAACCAGATGATCCTAGAAGAGAATCTTGGGATAAGATGAGGTATGAACAACACCTTAAACATACAAAAGTAGATAGTGTAGACACACCTGAAGCTAAGATAGAAGAAGATAAAATTAAAAAAGAAAATACTGTTATAGAAGATAACAAAGCCGCTGATTTAGCAGATAAAACTATAGTAGATGATACTACCAGTATCTTTGAAAATAATAAAGATAAATTTGGTGGACGTAGTTTATTCGGTAACATGGCATGAGTTACACAGAATCAAGATATAACAGCCTCGCCTTTGATGCTGGGGAATCTCCTGTAAAGTTAGATAAAGGTCAGACACATGATCCGTATGGTAAAAATTATGTAGGTCCGTCTAATACAGGACAAGCTAAATATGATTTAGCAAGTGAAGCAGCTATGTTTGGTACTACCCTTGCAGCTGTAAAAAATCCTCTTAGAGCTTTAGAGACAATTGGTTTAGCTTCATC